CTGTTGGCCACCATGCCGGTGGCGTTGCCGGTTTGCGCCGCTTTGGCGGTGGCTTGCACAGCCAAATGACGCTGTTTGTGACGCATGCCCGGGGTCAATTTCATGGTCAGTCCTTACGCCGCTTCGTCTTCTGGGGCCGGTTCGCCACTTACCGGCGCGACGGGGCGTGCGCCAATCTCCACGTCCGCTTCTTCGTAACTGCCGAATGCCAGGTAATCGCCGATGGCATAGCCTTCCATCCGCCAGTAACTGTTTTCAAAGCCCTTGGTGTCGTCGTTGTCGGCGGCCTTGCGCTTGCGGGTATTGCGCTGGGTGTAGATGTGCAGGTTGGCCAAGGTGGTGACCCACATGCCATTGGCTGGGAAGAAGGGCGGCACGAAGGCGGGACGGCCGGCAATGGACTTGTCCAGCTTCTGGGCGGCGATCTGCTCGGTCGGCTTGGTGGCCTCGCTGTAGAGCTTGGCCTGGGAGGCGGCGATCAAATCGGTACCGACCAGCACTACCAGGCGCGGGTCATTGCGATACGCCGGATGAATGGTGGTATTGATGAGATCGGAGGCCATTTCATCCAGGGTCTTGTAATCCCCTGCGCCATCCGGGTCGAAATAGATCTTATCGTCGGCATCGGCAGTGATGATCTGGGAGCCGCCGTTCCAGTTTCGTGCCAGCTGTTGCCAGCCAATATTGATATCCTCACCGAGCTGGTAGGTATCAGGATCGGAGTTGGCGCCAACGTGGGTGCCGTTGAACCCCACCCGCAGCATATCCAGGGCAAAGGACTGGTTGGTGAATTCGCTCATCAGCTGGACGAACTGGCCCTCAGAGCCCGCGTTGGCCCAGGTGCAGAGGGTGGACCAGTCGATGCGCACACACGAATCAGTCTCGGCCAGGGCAAACTTGTTGCCATCTACACCGGCGGAGCGCTTGAAGCGGCCCTCAACCTTGCGGCCGGTGTAGAGGCCACCGACCCCGACTTGTACCACCTGGCCCGCGATCTGATCGACATCCAGGCAGGTGACCATGCCGAGAAACTCGGTGGATTCGAGCAGCGCTTTGCGCAGCACCATTTCCATGGGCTCACTGACCGAAAACTGCTTGGCCAGTGCGTTAACCGGGACGCCGAAGGCTTTGGCCAGCAGGTCGCCGTAATGGGTCAGGCATTTTTCCGCCTGGGGGGTCTTGGTCATGATCTAGGTCCTTAGCAAACGAGCGGCTGCTTGTCGTCGCCGCCGGTCTTGTAGGGGCGCTGGCCCGGCACTTCGACGGAGAATGTTTCGAGTTTGGAATTCATTGCGGTGAGCTGTTCACCCAAGCCCTTGAGGGTGTCGTTGAGTGCGGTGAACTGCGCGGCGTCGCCGCCCTTGTCCTTGTCGTCACCTTCTTTGCCCGCCCCTTCCTTGGCAGGATCCTTGGCCGGGTCTTCTTTCGCCGGCTCCTTGCCTAGGGCATCGAGTTTGGCGCTGAAGGTACCGAACTGCTCGCCCAGCCCCTTGAGGGTGTCGTTCAGGGCGGTGAATTGTTCTTCTTTCATGGTGTCGTCTTCCTCATTGGAGGCGGGGGGCTTGTGGTGAGCGGGGGCAGTGGGGGCGCCGGTACCGCCCAAGAAGTTAAAGATCTGATGCAACAAGCTGACCCGGTCACCGGAGGCATGTGTATCTGCCGACAACGAGAAGCCAGACAAGTCGAGCGGCATACTCTGGCCGATGGTGCGCTGGGGGTGTTTGGCGGAGAACTTGAGCATGGTGGTGCCAGTACTGGCAGGCACGTCCGTGACCCCGACTCCAAACAGGTAGGTTTTGCCGGTGCTGGCAAAGTTTTCCCATGGCTCAATGGAGCAGAACTTCATTTGCCCGCGCGAGTTGGAATAGATGAGATCGCGAGTGGGGCTCAGGACGCCAAACAGGGTCAGCTTGCCATCCACCGTGTCGGTCTTGAGTGCCTGCACGTGCCCTACGTTTTCACCAAAGTGGATGTGTTCTGGCCAAAGCTGGGCGCAATAGAACTCGGGATCGTAGGTCTCGGCCATGTCGGTTATCCACTGCGCCGAGATAAGGCGGCCGTCGATGGACTCGCCTTCGGTGGCGATGGCCACCCAGCCGGTACGCAGTGATGAATCTGTCGGAGTTGCCACGCTGGCCCCCTGTGCTATGCAATTGTGCACAGGTTATCGAGGCAAAAGCGGGGCGGCACTTGGATGCGTTCGGACGATTTCGGATAGGGCCCCTTATCCGAAAATATCCGAATTGCAGGCACGGGCCGGGCGATGGCTGCCCAGTATCATCCTTCTCAGATATGAGACTGAGGGGGGCCGGTGGCCTACAACGAAGAGATCCAACGGGCCGCGCGGCGGCTCTACCTGAAACGCTGGACGCCCCAGGAGATCAAAGACGAACTGGGGCTGGGCAGCGTGCGGGTGGTGTACCGCTGGGCCGAGCGCGGCGACTGGGCCAGCCTGCTCAGTGAAGAGGCGCTGGAAGAGGCGATCACCCGGCGCTATCAGGTGCTGGCGGCCAAGAAAGACAAGTCCCACATCGATCTCGATGAAATGGACCGCCTTATCAATCACCAGTGCACGCTAAGGCACCAGGCGGTGAAGCTTGCCAAAGAGCAGGCGCGCCTCGATGCGCAGCAAGCGGGGCAGGTTGAGGGCGATGATCCGCCCCGCGGGCGCGGTAAAGACAGCAAGAAGAAGGGCAGCAGTAAGGCGGCCAAGAATAACGTCGATGATCTGACCCAGGATGATTTTGCCGACTGGCTGGCCTCGCTCTATCCCCATCAGCTGTATGTGCGGGACGTGAAGAACGATCCCGACATGCCGCGCACCCGCAACATTCTCAAAGCCCGTCAGATCGGGATGACCTACTATTTCGCCGGCGAGGCGCTGGAAGATGCGGTGCTGACCGGCGGTAATCAGATATTCCTGTCGGCCACCCGCGCCCAGTCCGAGATCTTCCGCCGCTACATCATCAGCCTGGCCCGGGAGTTCCTGGGCGTTGAGCTCACCGGCAATCCCATTGTGCTGTCCAACGGCGCCACCCTGGTGTTTTGTGCAACCAGCGCCAACAGCGCCCAGGGCTACACCGGCAATTTCTACGCTGACGAATATTTCTGGATCAAGAACTTCAAGGCGGTCACCGACGTGGCCACCGGCATGGCCTCGCAAGCACACTGGCGCAAAACCTACTTTTCGACCCCGTCCAGCAAGGCCCACGGCGGCTATCGGTTGTGGACCGGGGACGACTGGAAGGACAAGGACGCCAAGCGCCAGGCGATGGAGTTCCCGACGGATGCCGAGCTGCGCGACGGCGGGCGGGTCTGCCCTGACCGGGTGTGGCGCTACATCCTCACCCTGGAGGATGCCGTCGCCCAGGGGTTCGACCTCATCGACATCGAGGCGCTGCGCGAAGAGACGGCGATCGAAGTGTTCGACCACCTCTATCAGTGCGAGTTTGTCGATGATGAAGCGTCGGTGTTCAAGTTCCAGCACATGGAGCGGGCCGGCACCGAACGCACTACCTGGAATGACTACACCCCGGGCCTACCGGACCCCTTTGGCAAGCGGGAGGTGTGGCTGGGCTATGACCCGAGCCGCACCCGCGATAATGCCTCCCTGGTGGTCGTTGCCCCGCCGCTGTTCCCGGGTGAGAAATTCCGCATTCTGGAAAAGCACAGCTGGCGCGGCATGAACTTTCGCCACCAGGCAAACGAGATTGAGAAGATCGCCAAGAAATTCCGGGTCACTTACTTAGGGATCGACGTCTCCGGCGTCGGGAGCGGGGTCTATGACCTTCTGCAACCGGTGTTCAAATCAACGATCACCCCGATCAATTACAGCGTCGAAAGCAAGGCGCGGCTGGTCCTCAAGATGGTGGATGTGGTTGAGAGTGATCGCATCGAGTGGGATCAGGAGGATGTCGAGATCCCGCTGGCCTTCATGTCTATCAAGCGAGCGACCACCGGCGGCGGTCAAATGACGTTCCGGGCCTCTCGCACCAGCGAGACCGGCCATGCCGACGTGTTCTTTGCTATCAGCCATGCCATTGACAACGAGCCGCTCGACACATCGCGCCGACGCAAATCCAGCTGGGTTATCAGCAAACGAGGAAAACATGAGCCGCAAACAGCGCTATCAGGCCCGGCGGGCCGCCCCACATGCCGAGTCGGTCAGCGCCCGCTCGGCCGTGACATTTTCCATTCCAGAGGCGGTCGATCCCACGGCCTGGATGACCGACTACACGGACGTGTTCTACAGCCCGTGGGGCGAATACTACATGCCACCCATCGACCGGCAGGGGCTGGCCAAGGTCGCCCGCGCCAATGCGCACCACGGCGCCATTTTGATGGCACGGCGCAATATGGTGTCGGGGCGGTTTATCAGCACCGAGGGTATGCCCCGTGATGTGATCACCGCCTTTGTGCATAACCTGCTCCAGTTCGGGGATGCGGCGCTTTTGAAGCTGCGTAATGGGTTTGGCCAGGTGGTGGGGCTCTATCCCTTGTCCGGGCTCTATATCCGCCGCTGCATGGATGGCCGCTTTTTGATGTTGCAACGCGATGGCAGTTACAAATACTACGCCGAGCAGGACATCATCTGGCTGGCTCAATATGACCCGGTGCAGCAGGTCTACGGTCAGCCCGATTACCTAGGGGGCCTCCAGTCGGCCCTGCTCAACCAGGACGCCACGATGTTCCGGCGCAAGTATTTCCTCAACGGCGCCCACATGGGCTTCATCTTCTACGCCACCGACCCGAACATGGACGATGAACAGGAGGATGAAATGAAGGAGATGATCGCCAGCTCCAAGGGAGTGGGAAATTTTCGCTCGATGTTTGTCAACATACCCAACGGCAAGCCAGACGGGATCAAGCTCATTCCGGTGGGAGATATTGCAACCAAGGACGAGTTTGCGGCCATCAAGGCGATCACAGCCCAGGACGTGCTGACGGCGCACCGGTTCCCGGCCGCGCTCGCCGGTATCATCCCGGCGAACGGCAGCGGTGGGCTGGGCAACCCGGAACAGTACGACAGGACCTACGCCCGCAACGAGACGATCCCAATGTGCGAACTGGTGGCGGATGCCATCAATAGCGCTGGTCTGCCGCGCCGGTTCTGGGTGGACTTCAATCGCTCCTTGGAAGAGCCGGCCGCCGCGTAGCTGTATGCAAATACAGCAATCTGCTATACTCCGGCTGTTTGGATATCGCAGTGGGGGGCAGTATGCGGGTATTTTGTCGGGAATGCGGGGAGCGTGGGCGCATCACCAAGACGCAGCGCTTTAGTCTGGATACATCAGACTTGTATTGCCAGTGCACTGATGCCGAGTGTGGCCACTGCTGGGTGATGCAGATGTCATACAGCCGGCAGTTGAGTCCATCGGCCAAGACCACGACGCAACTTGCGTTGCAATTACTGCGGCAGTTACCCAAGGAAAATAGGCAGTTCATTTTGGATGGATTGCAGCAGGCATAAAAAGGGGCGCATCGATGCGCCCCTTTGCTTTTGTGCCATCAACTGCCGCGCTTCGCTTGCCGGCCCCGGCTGTGAACATGACAGACTTCGCTAGTCATGCTCACCGTCTGGGCTCATGGCTCGCTCGTACAGTCCCGAGAACCTTTCGAAACTCATCGCTACATGCAGTGAGACTCCGGATTTAAACGTCACCTCGACTCCTTTCCCCTTCTCAACGAAAAAGGCCACCTGGCTGACCACAATGGCCGCCTCTTGTCCGCCCGGGTCTGTGAACCGAGTACCGGAAAAAGGTCTATGAGTATTGATTACCCCCTTCATCTACAGCTCCTTACGCCGGCAACTGTTCAGTCAGATCCATGTCTTTGGCGGCAGGGATGGGAGACACTCCGGCTTGTTGCATCTGCATCGCATCCCGGATGCAGTCATGGAGGGAGTGGTGGGAAACGAACCAATCCGGCTTCTGCCAGTTTTCCAAGTAACCTTTGGTACCACCGGATAGCGCATCGATGTAGGTCCGCACGTCGCGCACCTCATGGAAGCGCCAGGGCACGGGTAAACCGGCATCCTCAAAGAGAGTTGCCAAGATAGGGGGATCGAAGTCGGTGCCACGGGCAAAGAGCTGTGCGCCCTGGATAAACCCGGTGAAGAGCGCGAGCGCCTCACGCAAGGACACGGCAAAACCGCTAATGATGCTGTCGCGGGCCTCTTGGCTGCGCCCGTTCCACCACTTCACAGTGCCGGGGTCGACAGTGCGGCCGGCCAGCAGCTGCTGCGTCACATCGAGCTTAAGGTGCAACGTGGTTTCGCCATCCACGAACGGCTCGCCGTTATCAAATGAGAGGTCGAGATCGACCGCGTGCCGGTTAAAGCGAACGGCGGACAGGGTGAGCACTAAGGCCCGTTTGTCCAGGGCAAGCGTCTCGGTGTCCACCACTACAGTGTCACCGTCGCGTTGTTGGGGGGGGGCGGAATTGGTCATATTGTTTCCTTCCTGGTTGTTGCGGTGGGAGCTATGGGCATCAGCCGATCAGCAACGAATGCGACGATGTCGCCGCCGTTGGGTGTGGCTGCATCGGCCTTGTCCATCAGGTGGGTGAGCAGCGCTTCGCGATGCTCTGGATGAACGTCAGCCAGGCGTGCCCGGGTGACGTTAATGATGGCGCGGTGCATGTCTTGCCCGCCTTCAAGCGGTCCCCAGTCATCGACTGATGGCCCGAAGAACTCGGCATTGCTGATGGTCTCCCGGCGGCGTTCGACCGGGGGGAGTGGCCACGCTCGCAGATCGACGGTATCGCGCAGCCGG